CACGGCGTGGTGTCAGGGCAAATTTTAGACACCACACGGGGATCGCGTTTTAAACAACGAACGCGAACGTTGATAAAGAAAAATCTTTTTACCCAATTGTGTACCTCTACACCCTATGGTCCCATCCCACCCACGACTGAACATCGTCCAGCCCAAGAGTGAGCCACGGGCTTACATCTCCACATGGGATAACCGTATAATGACGGCTAACATGCTGGTTACGACCCAGTCAACACCACTACCCTTATTTTACATGCGGAGTGGGAAGCATGAACTGGGATGGGGGGGCTAGTCACGCCCCATTTCAAACCCTGCCCATAACGCCTAATAATTTGATTGATGTAACGCAGTAGGATTAACGGAACCAACCAACGAGAAATAAGCGGGGATATTAAACACTTGATTAGCCGCACCACTGCCAAACATAAAGGGTCCACTTTGAGCAGCCGCTTCCTCATAAGTGCCATAGAGAACTATGGCACCATTAGCTATATTCACCAACACGGCATAACAAGTGAACCCATCGTCGACAGGACAAGCGATTGGTGTATTACCAGCAAGATTCAACCGGAGATTGGACGCCATGAGGTTGGCTGCGGTGCAATTGATGAAAACACCATAATCTGGCAGCATAACAACCTTATAAATATCACCGAGTCGAGATGCCGGATCACTGGATAGAACATTAACAGTAGAGCCATCCAGGACAGCACCAGTGGTAAGTGGTGTAAAAATGTCCCCAATTGCGGGCGAAGTCGCTGGGAGGGATATACCATGGCAAGTGTACTTCAACCGTGAAAGAGGGAACGTGAGTTCCCGAGGGCTCGTCTGTAGTGTGGTGAAAGTGATATCAAAATCAACCAACACGTACCCAGGCGACCCAATAGTTGAAGAAGCACTCGTCTTGGAATATATAAATACTTCACCAGGTCCTTGCATGCGCAAACTCTCGTCATTGAAAATATTTGTCGTATACTTCTTCATTTCTGGACGGTAAACGGCGGTGTGATTGTGCCACAACGGCCCCATAACCGTATTGGGATCACTCAAAACGACACTCAAAAAATTGCCATTCGTGGTGTCCAACAAAGTGTTGCCACGGTCTTTATTAACATAAAACATGACATCACCAACCGCATTGGTTGGTGCAGCAGTCACGTAATGGAAGGAGAAACCATGGCAAACAAACTCAGCGTAAATACTAGCGTAACTCCGCATAACAGAAGCAACGAAAGCATGGGGAATAAGGGGACAACCCCCAACCAGTGTCCAATCCGTCTTGGCACTAACAACAGGATCGAGTTGAAACATAAAATCACGACCCATCACACGCACTCCATTAGTCACGGCCCGAACAATAGGCGTACTACCGCGAACGGAGTTGCCCAAGCTAACAGGAGCGGTGGTAATGGAGGTGACGGGTCCGAAAACAGCATCACGACCCCTTGTAGTTGAGGGTATTGCCCCACCCGTCATTGACTTTGGGCGCCACACCTGCTTGGGGCGGCGCCGGTTGGACTTGCTTTGGGCTCGCGAACTGTTGGAAGATTGCTTGGCCTGCTTTGAGGGCGCCATTTCCTAAAACACCACCCGGTTGGAAAGAACTTAAAAGAACCTCACCCGGAAACTCGTGATGTTTTGTAGAATACGCGACGAAAGAACCAGCACTAAAAGCAACAGCACCTAATGGTCCAGCTTCAACTGCAGCACCAGCCTCAACACCTGTAACGGCACCTACCTCAGGGGCTTCGAACGCACCGAACTCCTCAGGAATATTCAACAAATTCCGAGGAACAGTAAGGTCGTCAACAAAAGAAGTAGAACCAGGGGGGAGGTCCACGTGAAGGTAATGGCTGGAAAACTCAGCTGGAGTATAATTATAAGGACCAGGCAAGGCAGGACGAAACCCAAAGGCGTCGAGATCAACGCCGTCTTGAAACTGAAGATTGACGAGATCCTCGTCAGGTCCAGGTTGATAATTTCTAATCCGATTGCGATACTCTACAAATCTCCGATAGTTCTCGAAAGATGTAGGATGTCTAGGCATGTGTAATTGTGGGATCCCTCAACACAAAGGGACTGTTCATCCATCGTACGTAAACCGCCAACTGTGCAGTCTCTTGGCATTTATATTAGCCCATCAAATTGGATTTAGTTGGTTAAACGATGAACCCCAATAACTCGGGACGAGGTGGCGTGACTCACCTTTCAAACCCTGCGTGTGATGGCCTATACAAATATAGGCCGACCCCGATAGGGTCCAGGTGTGGCACGGATAACCAACCCATCATAATAGCTCTCTAAGCTAAGTTGCTCGTCTGGGGTAATGTCAAAGGACTCCCAAAACGAAGCACGGGCCTCCGGTAGAACAATACCAGGAGTACGGATTATGCCATCACCCATTTTCCGGAAGCTCCAAGGAAGTAGATCCTTCGGAATGGGACGCTTCTTACCTGATCGAACATAACTACAATACAACGACTGGAACACAGGGAGCCGACTGGAGAGAGCCAGCCCACCCGTACCAACCGCATCCAGCCAACCCTTAAAGACACTGGCAGAGTCCCAGTTCTTCAACATCACGGAATCCTTCGCAATAGCTGTATGGGGGTTGCGACACATAATCCACGTCTCGCCATCAAAGATAGGCTTCGTCTGGCAAAATTCAAGTTGGCCAAACTCAAAGACGGGTGCTTCAACAACCATGTTAAACCCCATACTTAGGAACCAGTCGGTAAGTCCCTCGGAGAAACGATCTAAATCAGACCGCTCAAGGAACACAACACAATCGTCCCCATTATTAGCAAGTTGTGCGTTCACATTCCGTACCAAAAAGTATGCTTTCATCATAGCACACATCAGGACGCAGTTGCCCAATGATGTGTTCATATCGCCACTCATCCGGGTCCCATGAACAGTGTACTTGACACGCCCATCAGGGACATAACCAGAACAGTGGTTAATCAGTTGATGCTTGAGCAACTCCCCAAGGCGCCTCTTATGCTTTGATGTATTGTAGCAACCGAGGTAAACCTCATGTTCCCACTTAAGAGCTTCATAAGAGACATGTTGATCAAAACGAGAAGCGTCCAATCCAACGGCTACGGGATTCCTAAACATATCCCACTTGTTCTTAAGGATTACCGCCGAATCAACGGCGTTGAACCCTTTAACCACAGTGGGATGCTTAGGATGGAACAATCGGCCGAGGGATTTGAACAACTTCTTTTCCAAGGGGGCTAGATATCTGCCGATCCTGACATTAAATTTCGGATCTCGTGGTGAAATGACCCGTGGTACAGGATCGGTTTTGATAGTCCGATCAGTCTTCTCGTACTTGACGAAGACCTTCACTGAAGCATCCTCCTCCAGAGTGGTGCGCCCCGAACGCACTTCATCCAGAGCACGCTGATACAACAATCGCTTGCGGCCCCCATATCGATCAACAAACTGCTGATGACTAACGGGGGCGGTCGAGGGCAAATGCTGTCTCAACAACGCCATCACATCATTTAAGTTGCGATGAAAGGTACCGGGCGCTGGACGGGGTGGTCGGGTAAACCCAAACTCAC